AGCAGGCTTGGGAACAATGGATGATATTGCTTTTCAAAAACTGCTGATTGGGTTGCCTCCAGAGACACAGGCCCAACTAGCCGGCGAGATCGCTGACGACTGGTCGGATTTGCCAGCCCCATGGGACACTCAAGCCTACCAGATAGGCAACTATCCCGGCGGAGAGTTCACGAAAGACATGCTCTACACCGAAGATCAGAAGATGGGGAACGAAGAGTATGCCAAGGCGAAAGAGGCTTATGAAAAAGAAACGTTAGCACTTAAGACGAAAAGCGATGCGAACAATGGCCTCGAACCGGGTGAGTCGGATGCTTGGCGCGCCGCAGGAGAAAACCTCGCAGAAGTCAACGCTGATCTATTTCCCGGTACGGTCGTGTCCGGAGTACAAGATACTTCTGGTGGATTCTACGGCATAGGCTATGACGGCGAAGACTTCTCTTTCGGTGAACAGTCAAAAGGTTCTGGAGGAACTTATGCAACAGCACTTGGAGACTCCCAAAAAGCCGTGTTTGATGCTTATAAAAATCAGGCACTTAAATCACTTGGCGCCGACACGCTTCTTAATGAAATGGGTAAGCTTCCCGGTGCCCCCATCATAGCCGGCTTCTTAACATCTCTTCCTTGCAAGCCAACACCTCCTTGGGCTTTTGATCCTAGGCTCGATAGCTTTATGAATACGTTAGAATTTGACTTTTGTCGGGTTAATGATGGCAAGATGTTTGACATGGCTGCGCCAAAGTGGGCTGGCTTCAAAATAGGTTGGAGCAATCTATGGAAAGCGTTTAGAAAAGCGTTGGAAGAGGCAATCGATGGGCTGCTGGTTAAGATAGCAATGATGGCTATAAAAGCGATAATCGAGTGGGTGCTTAATCTTGCTTGTGATGCCCTTGCCGCGTTTGGCGCCGCCCTAGGTGATCTTCTCACGGGATCAGATAAATTTAGCGATTTGCTCGCCGATCAATTGTGTCCGGGACAAGATCCAGAAGCCGTAAACGATGCATTACTCAGCCTATTCGACACACTAGGTGGTCCGGATGCTTCCTGTCTTTCTGAGGTGACTGGGGGTGAGATGGGGGGCTTTATAGATGATTTATCTTTGATGCTCACTCAAGATCAAATATGTGCCCTACTAAAAGGCACGCCAGACGCGAAGGCCCTTGCGTTGGCAGCAGAAGTAGCTCGATCAAGCGCCTCCGAATGTCTCAGTGAAGTGTTTTCTTCTCAAGATATGATTGAAAGTCTATTCGCCGCCCTCGGCAAGCTAATGCCTGTTGATGATATTTGTGCAGCTAGCGCTGGAGCGGTACCGGCAGACAACTGCCCTCCAGATACTTTAGCTGCGATAGAAGAGTTGCGCTGTGAACTTCTCTCCGAACAGGGCCTGACCCCGGAAGAGTGTAGAAGCGAACTAGATAAATTAAAGGATGCATCAATCGCCGCGGTAAAGGAACTCGCCAATCTTATGGAAAATGGCCCATACGGCGGCATGCCTCCTCTTATTGGCGATGGATGCACAGAGGGAATTTTGTCCGGAAACAATCCCCTATTGGATCAGGTTACGGGTGCTGTATCTGGAATGATCCTTTCTCCAATCGAAACTGGCGTTATCCGCGACATGTTCGGCCGAGTTACATATATATTTGGAACAGGTGGATTTTTCAATACAGTTCTTTCTGACACCAAGGGCCGTCCGTGGAAGGGTCATAACTTTATGGTAAGATTCTTAGGCTCTCCACGAGCGGATCAGCAAGGGTTTTTTGACTTCTATTCTGACGACGCGATAAAAAGTTTGGATGGCTGGGAGGACGCTGGATACGATTTTGCCATTCCACTAAACTACAGTCCGAAACCAGTTAATATATACAACCAAGAAGTTGATCCGGGCAATGTTCTCGACGTAAGCTCTGGCGGCTTCCCGCCAACCGTCGCCGCGTGGCTCGCGAAACATTATAGAGAAATGGATCCGATTTTTAAAACTGTGACCATACCAACCGGTTATTCATCAATACAAGAAGCTAATGATGACATCGCAGAAAAAGCCGCCGACCGGTCCGAAAATGTAGAATCTAGGGTAAAATATGTGGAAGCATTTATCGTGGCCAACAAGCTAGATGAAATCGATTCACATAAAGATGCTATAGGTCTAGCCAATATACTGAGAAAAACAGTTCAAATAACGGCCGGCGACCTGTTCATTTCTGGCCAAAAAGACGTAGAGCCGCCGGGTTTATCAGCAGAAGAAAAAGTGACTCGACAGGTTCTATTAGGCAAAGGAACTGATGAAGGTTTTTTCGAAACAACGCCCGGAATCAGGTGCTGTAGTGATATGGAGAGCTTTAGTTTGCTCGATTGGGGCCTAACTGATGGTGTCGAAATCTATGATGGAGAAGGCACTCATCCGAGTGAATGGTCTCACGGCGCTCAAGTAGCGGCAGGCACTGACGGCCTCGCTTGGGCAGATTGGGCCATCGCCAAGTGGGGCGACACTGCTGTCGCAGAAGTGCCAAATGCAACAACTTCAGATCTGAGGATGTCATATACTGGTCACGCCGAGGAGGGAGTCCCTCTTGAGATATATGTTGGTTATGATTATAATATGTTTGAAGATGGGGAGTCGATAAAAAAAGGCGGAGACTATCGGATAAAAATAACAAAATTCACTCCGTTTGACGCAATTCTTGACGAAGCCGGACTGATTTTGGAAACTCACGACCTGTTGGTGGAGTCTGGAATATCACCAAAAGTGAAAAGAGTATTAAATGAGTTGCCATTATCAGAGTCTGTAAACGACTCGTGGCAAATAGAAACCTTCTATCGCCTAATATCTGAAGTAATCATAGATAATTCAACATCTGTTGAAGATGCTAAAGCTGCCCTTAATTCAAAATCTGTTCGAGAATACTTTGCCGGAACAAGCGCCGGCAGCGAGAAAAAATATGACTCTATATCTTCTGGGTTTATCAAAAGAATAGCAAACAGAATAGCAGTTGGAAAGTCTTATCCAGAACCAGCTACAACCATCGAAGAGGCCACTGCGGACGATTTCTTGGCACCACCAGAAGAAGAGCCGCCGGAAGAGGAGCCTAATGTGCTTGACTTTCTCGCCCCATCATTCAAGTTCGGTTATGATCCCGGCAAACAGCCAGAGATCATCAAGCTTGATAACGAAACCTATGGTGGGCCCCTTGCGCAACTATTCCCGGACGCGTTCCCTCCACCATTTTATGTTCAGCCGCCGGAATACACAGGATGGATGGACCTTGTAGATGCTTTGATGCCAGCCCCAGACGGCTGCGAGCCGCCCGGATCGTTATTTTTCGATTTGTCCGATCTACAATCACTTCCAAGTCAAGTTGGAAATGAACTCGTAGAAGATCCGCGACTAAGCTATGATCCACTCTGCTCACAAGAAGCGCCGTATGACAAGATCTACCCAAATATCACTATTGGTAGTTTGGAGATGGTGATGAGAGCGACAACAAGAATATATCTTTCAAGCACTTTCCTTGAATCTATTCCAGTGGTGTCTCAGTTCGCCATAAACACTGACAACTATGACGAAGGGTTGTTTGAGTATATAGCACAAGAGATGGAGTACGGATTAATTGAATCCGGCAGGAGTTGGACTGGCAAAGCATCCAATGAATATTACTATAGATTCTTGGAGCAAGTGGTCAATGTCACGGCCAGAAAAGTTGCGTCCGGATTGATTGATCCAGAAACTGACTTCACTGAGGAAGAAAAAGAAGCATATGAGATTATAGCGGCTAAAGTTTTATCTTTCTATGAGGAGAACGACGGAGAATTGGCTGCTCTATCTACTACAGCGATATCACAGCAAACTATTATAGGACAGATGTTCTCTAATCATGCAGCAGATTCCATAGCAGGATTGGGAGCCGGAAGTGCATCCTTCAGCAAGGGCGCCGCAGAGGAGGCGAAAAAGGGCGCATTTGAACTAATGATAGAGGGGACCAAAGATCAGGCGCGGGTTTTTCTCAAAAGAATGATCAGAGAAGAGATGCAGAGCATGGGCAGAGTGTTCAATGAAAGGCTCCTACAGCCGGTCCAGAATATCGATCACTTATTCTTGCTATCTGATACTTGGATCCGCGGCGGTTTAAACGCCGGAGGACCAATCGATGTCATCTCTGACCCAACAAATCCAAATAAATACGAAATACCATCTGGAAAGCCAAAGTCTATTAGTGGGCTTGCGGATATCCTTGCTGGATTTGGATCCAAATTTGGAGAGTCACTCGAATCAGCTTTTGCGGACATGTCCGAATGGCCATTCGTTCTTGAAAAATACATCCGTATTATGGAAAAAGATGCACCAAATGATCTCGGAAGAGCCGAGAATCTATATGGGATCGTCAACATAAACGACTGGGATGCCTTCGTTACAAATGCTTCCGCCAACAACTCCGGCAACATTTCAGATTTCTGGGGAGAGTATGAGTTAAACTCCGAGACATCAATCACGAACGAACACTCTCACACTTACGAGATCGACGAAGAAGGCAATGGCCGGACGATGGAGTTCTGTTCGGAAGAAGGAGAGTGCCATTATCATGAGATCATCAACTTTGAGGTTCAAGAACTTGCAGGCGACGTCAATGAGGAATACAACCACCATCACGAACTAGACATGCCGGCTTGGAGGTTTGGACTCCGTATTTGTTATATGCCAGAGGAAGACAAGACAGGAGTATTCGCGGATGCTATACGGGAAGTTTCAGCATCGACAATCATGCAAGAGAAAGCATTTAAAGTAAAGAGCCCAGACGGCGAAAGGGTATTGATCCCAATCGCATCAGCGGAAATAAACATTCCAGATCAAGACTTCTCCCTCTTCGATCCAGAGAGTTATGATGTATATTGTTTGATTCAAGATCTTATCAAGACGCCGACTTACAAAACTTGGTTCCGTTATGTATTCCCTTTGCCGAGATTCGTTACAATACTAGCTATTTATAATGCAACTTGTTTTATGGATTCTCTCGGGAATACGGGACTACCGGAAGATGGCGGAGACATGTGGGAGGAAAAAGGTGATAAAATCAGCAGCTGGAGAGGGTTTGGCCGATGGGACAGAAGCGTAATGTTCAATAAGTCTAGAAAAGAGGCTAGAAAAGCATTTAGATCTCTATATCAAACGACACAGCCTGAATACGAAGAGGATAAAGAACTTTACAAAAAACCGGCCACCTCTTTCTTGGAAATGATGCGACCTCTTGTTAACTTTGAGGATGGCCTATATTGGTGGCAAAGAGGAAGAAGAATCAAAAGCAAACCAGACGAACAGTGTTAAAAGGGGAATAAATAAATGGCTGAAGGATTATCAATATCGCTGCCTTTGAGTTTAAACGAAAAGGACGGTCCGTATAGAAGCAATATGACTCTAGATGAGGTCGCGCAACAGAACATAAAAATGATTGTTTTGACGTCACCCGGAGAAAGAGTTATGGAGCCAGACTTTGGAGTTGGAATTAGAAACTATTTGTTTGAACAAGAGAGTCCTTTTCTGATTAGTGACATTAGATCAAGAATAGGTAGCCAAGTTGAAAGGTATGCTCCTTTCATCAAAATACGGGAACTAAATATAAACATTGACCCCGATAATGGATTCCTATCTGTCCAGATTAAATATGCCGTTCCAGCCGGCGGAATAGTTTCAGATTTGACTATTCCTGTTTCTGCTTGACGAACTATTTATTTAACGAGGGAGACCAAACAAGATGTCCGACAAGAAGGTTCCAATAAAATACACTAGTCGGGACTTCTCAACGATCCGAGAAGACCTGATTAATTACGCGAAGAGGTATTACCCAGACACCTATAAAGACTTTACAAAAGCCTCTTTTGGTGCTCTCACTATCGATACTGTGGCTTATGTTGGAGACATCCTCTCTTTCTATCTCGACTACCAAGTAAACGAATCCTTCCTCGACACAGCCACAGAATACGACAACATCTTGCGTCTCGCCAAACAAAGAGGCTACAAGTTTAACGGATCGGATACAACAACCGGCCATGTCACATTTTATGTAATAGTCCCAGCCAACTCAACCGGACTCGGTGTCGACACACGCTATTTGCCAATCTTGAAGAAAAACTCAGTCGTCTCTTCTACTGGTGGAGCGTCGTTCATCCTTCTTGATGACGTCCGCTTCGACCATCCATCTAACTTTGTCGTAGCCGCGAGAGTAAATGAGACTACCGGTGTCCCAACGCATTACGCCGTCAAGTCATCTGGCAAAGTCATTTCCGGCGTCTTCGGCCAAAAAACAGTTACAGTCGGATCTTTTGAGAAGTTCCGCAAAATCACAATCTCAGACTCAAACATCGTAGAGATTATCAGCGTTATGGATTCGGAGGGCCACGAATACTTTGAGGTAGAATACTTATCTCACGACGTCGTTTACAAGTCCGTTCCAAACAGAGACAGCAACACCAGAGACAACGCACCATCACTCGTCCGTCCTTTCTCTGCTCCCCGCCGATTCACAACCGAGAAGAGCAGGCCAGCAATAACCCTCCAGTTCGGCTATGGCTCTGATTCCGAAATCGCCGCACCAACTCTCGCTGACCCATCAAATGTTGTTCTCCAGCGATTCTCAAAAAGTTACATCACGGACTCGGCTTTTGATCCTTCCGATCTCCTCGGCACCGACAAACTTGGTGTAGGCCCGTCAGACACAACGCTTACGATCACTTATCGCTCCAACACAGCCAGCAACTCCAATGCCGCAGCAAACACCGTTACTCGCGTAACGAGAGCGCTTGTTGACTTCATTGACCCAACTGTCGCAGGTACGAGCAAGGCAAATGACGTCATCTCTTCAATGGAGTCATCCAATGAAGAGCCTATCAACGGCTCTGTCCGTCTGCCAAATGTTGAAGAGATCCGCAGAAGAACGCTGGACTATTTCCCTACTCAAAACAGAGCAGTTACCGCATCTGACTATGAGGCACTGGCTTACGCTATGCCATCCGAGTTTGGGTCAATCAAGAAGTGCCACATCGTAAGAGACCAAGATTCTCTGAAAAGAAACTTAAATATGTATGTTCTGGCCGAAAGCACAACAGGTCGCCTTGAGACAGCCAACAGCGCTCTCAAGGATAACTTGAAGACTTGGCTAAATAGATACAGAATGATAAACGACACTATCGATATTCTGGACGCAAAGATCGTCAATGTTGGTATTGAGTTCGAAGTCGTTTCCGATGGAACAAACAGGTTTGATGTTCTCGACGAAGCAACCAGAACACTTCAAGCAAAGTTCAACCGAGACTTCTTCATTGGCGAGAGACTAAGAATAACAGACATTTACACCGCTCTCAACTCGGCTCGCGGCGTCTCTGATGTCACCAAGGTCAAGATTGTGATCAAGAGCGGAGGAAGGTATGCTCAGACAGGATTCAACATTGATAATCAAACGTCGGCAGACGGAAGATATGTAGCAGTTCCAGATAACGTGGCACTTGAAATCAAGTTCCCCGGAACAGATATTAAAGGGAGCGTTAAATAATGGCTGTCAAAAGATATTACGCAAAGTCCGACAACACAATAACCAACGCTTTTGAGGAAAACCTGACCACAAGAGGCACAGGTTCAAATATGGGCGCATCTGATATTTTGGAAGTGTTTTCCATATATGGACAAGCAAACAGCAGTTCAGCGGAAGAGTCAAAAGCGCTGCTCAAGTTCAACGCAACGGCATCAACTAACTCAATCAGCGCAGATCGCACAGCGGGAACTATTCCTGCTTCCGGTTCTGTATCATTTTACCTCCGTATGTTCAATGCCGAACACGGACAGACTCTCCCTAAAGACTTCACAATGGATGTTTCGGCCATCACCGGCTCTTGGGACGAAGGCACTGGCCTTGATATGGAGGCATACAAAGACAAGGACGACTCAAACTGGACAAATAGATTGCCCGCAACGGCTTGGGCTACAGCCGGCGGAGACTATTACACAGATACATCATCTTCTTTCTCGGCATCTTTTGACAACGGAACAGAAGACATCGAACTCGACATTACCACTCTCGTCGAACAATGGGTTAACTCAGCCGGCAATGTCCTAGGTTCAAAAAATGATGAAGGCGTTGGGGTATTCTTGTCCTCCACTTACTCTGGAGAATCAAGGTCTTATTATACCAAGAAGTTCTTCGCGAGAGGAACAGAGTTCTTCTTCAAGAAGCCATACATCGAGGCTCGCTGGGACTCAGCAACCAAGGATGACAGGGGAACCTTCTATTTCTCATCTTCGCTCGCAACAGCAGCAGAGAACCTAAACACCCTCTATTTCTATAACTATTTCCGCGGCCAACTTCGCAACATTCCCGCAGTTGGAACAGGAAACATTTACCTATCTATCTATTCAGGATCGGCAGCCGATACAGCACCATCAGGTTCAGCGCTTACTCTAGTCGCAGATGGAACACATGTAGCAGCAGGTTCGCCAACAGTGGTCACTGGCGGCTATGTCTCTACAGGCATCTACAGTGCCTCGTTTGCGGCCACAGGCACTCTAACCACCCTCTATGATGTCTGGCACAATAACGGCGCTACACAATTCCACACAGGCACTATAAAGCCAAAAACCCTAGATGGATCTGCCATAGCGCCAGACACTACACACGCTTCAAATATTACGAACCTAAAGAGCGTCTATCGAGACGATGAGACGGCTAGGTTCAGGGTTTACACTCGCCAAAAAGATTGGAGCCCAACTATTTATACTAAAGCGACCGCACAAGCGGAAGTTAACATAGTGGAGAGCGGCTCATACGAGATTTATAGAGTAGTTGATGATTTAAAAGTTGTTCCATATGGCACCGGCAGTACGCTTCACACGCAAATGTCTTTTGACGCTTCCGGATCCTATTTCGACCTAGATATGAAAATGTTGGAGAAGGGATATATGTACGGAATAAAACTTGCTTTCTACAACAACTCTGTCGGATCTTGGGTCGAACAACCAGAAACATTCAAATTTCGGGTCGAATCAAGGCAGAGTGAATAATGGGCATAAAAGATTTATTTAACGAAAACTCAACTGGCGTCGTTTCAACAACAAGCATCGAAGAAGAAGTTGTAAAGAACACCCCGGAACTTGAGTCTGTTGAAAATGTAAGGGAGCAGCGCAAAAGAATAGAGCGCTACATTCCGCCATTAGACTTCAGCGATCCAAGCAACTTTGCTCGCTACGGCTCTGCTGAGTCTTATTACAAAGACGCCATCAGCCGCATCTACAACCAGTATCCCTACGACGGATCCGAACGAGAGATTCAAGAGTTCCTAAATGAGTCGAACTATGTCGATCTCCACATATACGAAAACGAATACCCGCGTACAACAGGCTACGCAATCTTCTCCGCCGATGGCTGGGGAACACAGGCAGCAGCCACCGATGGCTGGGGATCTCCTTCTACTAATGAATACATCTCCATCAAAGGCGGCCCACACACTTCATCTGGGGGGATCCCAGCTGGAGAACTGCGCAAAGCATTCGGCGCGCCGACCAACAGAACAAGCCCAAATGCGAACATCTATGACAATGACATCTATGGTTCAGCAGAGGTCGACACACTCGGCCGTGTTGGTTCCCGCGAATCGAACTTACAATACAATCTGTCGAACGGCTTGTCAGTTGAGTTTTGGCTCAAGAAAGATGCTTGGATCTCATCTCTTACCGAAAAAGAAGTTATCTTTGATCTTTGGAACGGAGAAGCTTCTTCTTCTGCTGGTTATGGACGCTTCCTTCTTTACCTCACGGCATCCGCCGCCGGCGGGTATCCTATGAAACTTCACTTTGCATCTGGCTCTAATGTCCGAGATGTATCTGTTCTGCCAGCCGCATACACCACAGCGTCAATTGGAGACGGAAACTGGCACCATTATGCTGTAACTCTTCAGTCTAGCTCTCTCAATAGCAATGTCGAGATGAAATCCTATGTCGATGGAACACTGGTTGGCACACTAGCATCCGCTACTAATATTTCAGAGGTTACTGGCTCATTGGTGGCACACATCGCGGCGCTCCAAACAGCGCCATCAGGAAATGTTTATGGCAGCACAGATATGGTCGGCTATGGTAAGCTTTCCGGATCTATTGATGAGTTCCGTTTTTGGAAGAGCAAGCGCACAGAAAGAGACATCAGTAGAAACTGGTGGACTCAAGTTCGAGGCGGCACAAACACCGACATCTCTAATGCAGATCTCGGCTTCTACTTCAAGTTTAATGAGGGCATCACTGGGACCGACACAACCGATAGTACCGTCCTAGACTACTCCGGCCGTATTTCCAACGGCATTTGGACTGGTTACCCATCTTCGAACGCGAGAAACATCGGATCCGCTATTGACGACTCCACGGCAACCGTAACAGGAACCACAGAGTTCAAAGATCCTATTATCTACTCTGAGCACGCTGACGTTGTTTCTCTCTATAATACTTATAGTGATTCTGGAAGCGCTCACGATTACTCAAATGTTTCCAGCATTCTTGATTCTCTCCCTGCTTGGGTTGTCGAAGAAGACGACGCCAAAGGATCTGGAGAACTCAAAAAACTAACACAGATCATCGGATCTTATTTTGATACTCTCCATCTTCAAGTTCAGCATCTACCCAAGATAGCAGAAGTTGGATACCAAACCGCTAGCGCCAAGCCAGTGCCGTTCTCTGAACGCCTGCTCGCTTCTTTCGGCCTACACGCACCAGAAACATTCGTAGAAGCCAGTATCCTTGAAAAGTTCGCGAACAGAAGAGACGACAGAGGATACTCATTGGACATCAACGATGTCAAAAATCAAGTCTACCAAAACATCTATAACAACCTCAACTTCATCTACAAGTCCAAAGGCACAGAGAAGTCATTCCGTAACCTTATCCGCTGCTACGGCATCGACGAAGAGGTCATCAAACTAAACGCTTACGGAAACAACACGACATTCAAGTTCGAGGACACGTACTACGACGCAACCATCCGCAAGAACTACATCGACTTCAACCATCCAACCCGTTTTGATGGAACTGTATACCAGAACTCATCAAGCAACTCCGAGACAACAGGAATTACCTGCATATCTGGAACCAACGTAAACTTCGCGAACACAGCAGAAGCCGAGATCATTTTCCCGAAAAAGATGGAGTTCTCAAATCCCCAATATTTCCTGACCCCATTCGTATCCGCATCACTATTCGGATACCACTCAGCAAGAGCAAATTCTGCTGACTTCGACTGGTTGACATCCGCCGCCGACTACGGCCTCCAAGCATACTTCATCAAGACAGCCGAGGAAGCAAAAGATGGCCATTTCCTCCTTACAAACAGAGAAGGCACACTAAACCTTACCAGTAGCGTCTTCACCGATGTCTACGACAATCAAAAGTGGAACCTCGCAGTTAGAGTAAAAGACGGAAAATACCCCTATGCTTCTGGCGTTACTGGATCCGACGACACCAACAATGTAACAATAGAGTTCGTCGGCTACAACGTTGAACATGGAGTGACCAGAAATGAGTTCTCTGTTTCGTCAATCGGAAAGCGCAATAGTTACTTGGCCAACCGCCGCCGCTACTATGCTGGCGCCGACAGAACAGACACCGTAGGCGCTGTTGTGACCAAGACAGACGTCCGAGTATCGTCCGTCCGTCACTTCGCTCATTACCTCGAAGACTCTGTTTTACTCGCTCACGCAAAAGACCCAACAAACTTTGGTGTTGGTCGAGCCAACAAGAACATCATCTTCTCTGCAAACGACGCAGGAATCGGGATCGACAACATTGATCTTCCAGAATACGCATCTCTCGCATTCCACTGGGACTTCTCGCAAGTAACGGGATCCGACGCAGCCGGCGCATTTGAAGTTAACGATGCTTCGTCTGGTTCTGTCTCGCTTCAGACTCGTTACTCATCGGACGGAAACTTCTCTTACATCGTCGCCAACCAATACGCAGGACGCGGATATTTCCCAAGTTCCCTGTCCTCTACTACTATGGTCGACAAAAACTATGTCCCAGCATCTAAGCAACGACTACCAGAAGTAGTAAACAGCAATGATGCGGTAAATGTTCTAACACAAGACGACGATCTCTACCCAAGTGATCCCGCTGTCTCGCAAACTTTCTTTGCCTTCGAAAAATCGATGTTCGGTGTCATCTCGCAAGAAATGATAAACACTATGGCAACAGTCATAGAGTTCAACAACCTCGTCGGTGAAATGACCAACAAATACCGTGGAGACTACAAAGACTTTACTCGCCTCCGCACCCTGTTCTTCGAAAAGATCCAGAACAATCCCGATCTCGACAAATTCATCGACTACTATAAATGGATCGACAACTCACTATCCACGATGATCCAACAACTCGTCCCAGCATCAGCAGACGTCGCAGACGAGATCAGAACTATTGTCGAGAGCCACATTTTCGAAAGAAGCAAATACCGTCACAAAATGCCTCTCCTTGATTATAAGGGCAACTACAGATGGGGCGGTGACGAACTCCTCTTGGAAGTAAGAGCCAATGGCGCAAACGAACTCGCTTATGATTGGAAACATGGACATGCTCCAGTCTCAGCCGCACAGAGCACTAACGCCCTGTGGTGGCGTGAGAGGGCAGAAAGAGACAAGACGACATTTGGTACATCTGCGACAATAGACACCGCCAGACAGTCTATAAACGACATCATTTTGAGCTTCAACTCTGCCTCCTACGAGGGCAAGTTCTCTACCGTCGATGGAGCAAACTATAACGGTTCGACTTATGCCCTCCGCCGCTTCGCATCTCCCGCGAAACTAACCGTTGGGATAGACAAAGAAGTCCGTTCAGGATACAACTTCCCAAGAACACAAAAGCCAGAAAGCATTACGACCATCATCAAGCCCGGATCGACCGACACACTGCAAGTCACCACGGCAACATTCCGCGACATTGATGTTGAGGAAACTGGCGATCCAATCTTGACAGTCAAGCGCCCATTTGTCACAGAAACCAGCGACAACTCAAAAATACATTCACCCGTTGGACAGTTTAGTTCATCACTCGGAACAACAGAGTTTGCAGGTCTACACACAGATGCCTATGGCGATCATTATGAAACACCGATGCAGGGCCCGTTTACTCAAGAACACGTTGGTGGTTACCAACATAGACATACAGTGCTAAATACGGGAGCAGATGCTGTAACAAACAGGCAAGAGGCTTGGGAGATTCACGGCGGAGATACTTTCACCACAAGAAGTTCTATGGAGCACCCGCCCGCATACCCAGCGTACCAGAGAGATGCGAAAGCAAAAAGACCAGTTAATATTAGGAATATACAATCGACAACTGGCTCATCAATTTTAGGTAACTATCAAAACGTATATGAGGTTGTGCAGACATCCGGTCGTAAAGGGAATAATAGTGAGTTTGTCAAAAGCGAAGGGTTTGGGTCTTCATCAGCAGTATCTGCATTTATAGATTCCGCAAACGACTACGCAAAACCAACCAGAACAAAACGCTCTCACGTTTTCGTCAATAGGTTCTCTGCTCCCGGTGGCCCTGAAACTGCTGGCGATGCCAACGGCGGACCATTCCTCGATCTAGAGAGCGCAGAGTTCTCTCCATACAACGAGATGAACTCAAGAAACTTGACGGTCCGGAAGCCTTTGCAAGAACTATTGACTGAGCACAACGAACAGTTCGGTTATCGTTCCGGCTCCACGACCATCGGCGCCGTCCATAAGACAAACAAGAACGCCATCAAGCGCTTAGAATACACGGATGCCGAGAACACATTTGCGGCAATAGCCACCGCGTCATCCTTCGACAACTACTATGTCCAGCACGTTATTCCACAGTCGGATTACCAATATACTTGGATCACGGCCTCTTACATATCTTCAACGACAAACACTTATGGCTATTGGCCGGCAACCGGAATGGTTTCCACATCAGCAGGTCTTGTTTCGGCAATGAGTTTTGCTAGTTCAAGCGATGCCGGAACAGTTATTGCTTCCTCAAAACGCATACCAATAGGCAGCCAAGGAGACCACGCCGGCTTTGTACCAACAGATTTTGCTGGATTAAACACAACAATCATAGAACCAATAGTTGAGTCTTCATTTACATTAGGTTATTCAGCCGATAAAGATGTAGCAAACTATTACAACTATTCTGACATTGGCGTATTTGAATCACCCACAGAAAATCAAGAATCTTTTGTTGAACAAATCGGACCAGATGCAGCTGCCAAAATTTCGAAAACTCTTGTTTTGAGCAATATTCTCTCCCATCGCCAAGGTTCATACGGACACCCAACTTGGAAGCAAATCCGCGTTGGACAAGGGGCCCTAGGCCGCCACTACCGAAAAAACAACCTCTATACTCACACTCCTTTTGGCGGAGATGAATTAAAAACAAACTTTGCAAATGCCGTCCAAACAATACCGACCAGAAGAGGCAATACATTAATAGTATCTCAATCCGTTGTTACATCAAAATACCACCCAATCAAACAAGAACTCTTAGTAGTAACAGGGGAAGGCAGAGGAAAAGCAGTCGTTCGCCCACTAATGATAATGTCTTCTTACGCCAATAATGTCGTCTACTTTGACGACCCAGATTTCGCAAACAAGATGGGTATCAAGATTAAGAAAGGATTCAGCGCTTACAATCAGATAAAGAACCTCTATCTTGATGGGGCACTTGACGACCTATCCAGCCCTGTTGTCGGAGTCAATAGAGTCCTATACACAGAGACTGTCTGGCCGTCCTTAAAAAATGCATATACAAATAAAATCCGCGGAAGAACCGAGTTTACTAACAATTTCTGGCGAGATAGTAGAACAGACAGAACAACTCTGGCAGCAACTAAAAAGCCTGAAAACACAGCCGGCCTAGAAATCGCACAAAGCGCTTGGTCGTTAGATGCTCCGGAGGACATGCTTACGCGTGTTGCTGACGTGGGCGCAAATAAGTTAAATACCGGCGGTACCGCTTCCGCGGCGACAGCTGGCCACAAAGCGGGAGAGTTGCAAAATGAATACGTTCACTATCATGCCGGCAGTCCTAGTGGTACCTTTGCCGGCGCCCTGTATGCACGAAAACACATCTTCCCTCACACTGGCTCGATAGTTCCTAGTTGGGGAGTGCCCAAGCCATCGGCCGAAACTGTCGGAGATCCTGCTGATACTAAATATTTGCATTCGGCATCTTTATTTAGAGGAGAGGCTCTCTGGGAAGCAGGAGATCACGCCGGCTATATAGACGACATCGATGCCCAATTCTCAACCCAGTCGGTTAACCCGTTTTATGATTCTTATGATGCCTATTTTGCAAACATAAAAGGTGCAGTCAAGGATTATTCGATAATTCCAGAATTTAGAGTTGAAGATCACTTAGCTTTCTACCGTGCCAATGGCGGAGACTATTTGACAGAAAACAAGAATATGTTGCTCATACCGCAAGCTTCTTCTTCTTCAGGGATCCCTCAAAACAGCACAGAGGATGATTTCTTTAAGATTTACACAAACTCAGATTTCCTAAATTATTTTGAAGTAATTCGAGACGATCATAGCGATCTCATTAATCCACACGCAATATCCCTCAAGTGCAAAGCGATGAAGAAATTCGTACCTTATGATGGATTCTATCCGGCAGAGAGAACAACTGAGTTGGTTAAACAGTTTATGTTGTCATATGGAGAAAACGTTTCTTTTGTGTCTGGAACCGATGATCTAAACAATTTTGATCAAAACATGAGAAACTTTATTAAGCCACTTTTTGCTCCGGGCATATTATTCAACACTATCAAATCGGGATTGGCTGTTGATTATCCTATTATGACATCTTCATTTAATAGGGATAAATCAGCGCTAATAGCAGCATATCCTGCGGCCCAAACAGCATCGTTTTCTATATTCAGTAACTCGCAAGCAACAAGTTCGACCAACCACGATCACTCAGCTGGTTGGGATAAAAGAATTCCATTTGAGGCATTAATCAGCCCAGAAAAATATATAGCAAACTTTTCAATCAATGATGATGAACCTAGTGATTTTTGCAGGGTTGACAGCACTGTGAACTGGACAGGAGAGGGCGATTCCATTTATCGGCAAATGATGAACAATTTCTTGGCAGAGTCAGTTAACTTCTTCATAAAAGATGGGAAGACAACAGGAATTTCATCGCTACCGGAAGAGCAGTTTAAGTATGTGACTCCCGGAAAAGCATACGGAATGAGAATTAAGTTGTGGAGAAGTATGGATAGGGGCAAAATAACCAGCGGCTCGTGGGGAGAATTCAGGCTTCCACAAAATACTAGAGATGAAATAAAAGCAGGCACTCATGCAATGGGCACCGGTCCTAACGGCATGCCTTACATGCTCGCAGGCTTAGGCTTCGCCACGGCAGCAACTGCAAGTGAAACATTCACTATGTATTCTCGTCCATCTGCCTTCGGACCAGCCCTAGGCCTTGAAAAGAGCACCAATGCCGCTATGTCTGGCTCGATTTACGATTTTTCCGCTCAAAATGGCATATACGGATCTCATACTCCTCCGTATTATGACGGCGAGTCTTGGGTAGATTTAATTTACTTCCCGGAAGGTCTCGAAGCAATGAATGGAGACCTCGACGCCCACGCCGTCAATGATCCATCGTTCTTCCAAATGAGAACCGATTTGCCCACCTTAACATCGTACCAGCCGAAAATTGAAGAAATATTCGCAACCCCAAGTCCAGAAATATTCGGCACAAACAACTCTAGCGTACCGCTTGTTGGCTCATTCGTGAGAAAATGGAGATTCGACGAAGAAGAACTGAAAAGAGACTCAGCTAGTACATACCACAAGACAGGCGCAAACTATGGTCCTGCGGCCGGCCCATGGGTCGACCGTTGGGCAATGCAGGCCGATGCAACTCTTAACTTGTTTGACGTTGTTGCAGGAGAATCTGACACCGAAAATAAATGGAGGATTCAGACAAAATTTGAAACACCAATGTTAAACTTTAAGGATGTATCTGTTGCTAATGATACTTTGACATTAACATCTGATACAAATGCAAATGCCGCAATACCCCGCGGCATGTGGCACCAATTTGGCAAGCTGCCAGAAGAGGGCGAAGGAGTATATCTACAAGTAACAGATATTCCTACAAACTGGTTGAGTACGCACCCTAGTGCAACCTTGAAATGGGACATAGCAGGAGACCATTCGACGGCAAACCGGTCGCCTCGATTAACAAGCGGTCCAGATGGCGCCAACGCCGAAGCTGCCGCTTATTACGGTGGATATAGCCTTCCTCTTTCGACAATCGGATCCCAGGCCACCCTGCTTGATATTACATCTGTTGAAATAGGGTCTTTAATAGATGTCTGCGGATTTAACACTGATCCAGTGAGAATAGGCGACATAGCAAGCTCCTCAGAAATCTCCGAGGCAATTGTTGCTGTTCCGTTCATGGAAAAAGGAGCAACGCGAGAGTTCTTTACTATACCATCGCCAAAGAGCGCTCAGTTTTCGTCTCTCGCAGGACGCTCCATGAGCGATCAGATTAATCTCATGCAGAAATATGTGTTCCCTCCTTCGCTGGACTTCCTAGAAAATTCAGAAGTCACTCCGGTCGCGATGTATATATTCGAATTTAAGCACAGGTTCAGCAAACAAGAACTCTCGCACATGTGGCAAAATCTACCTCCCAAAATAGGCACTGAGCCTGCTGAAGCAACATCGACCATCACTCATGCCCTGTTGGCAAATGAGCTAATGGGCGACCATAACTCACTTGTCGCAACTCAGACATCAGAAACTCCGGGTGGAGAGATGTCGTTTACTCCACTAGAAAAAGTCAAGTGGATGGTTTTCAAGGTCAAGCAAAAAGCATTGAGCAACTACTATGATGTCCTAGAAGGCAAAGAAGCTGAAGCCAATGCTCTTGATGCGAATAAAGACAAATACACTAACAACTGGCCTTACGACTTCTGTTCGATTGTTGAGCTTGCAAAAATGGATGTCGAGGTTGAGTTTGGTGAAAAAGAAATCAGCGCAACAGAGGCTAGGCTAGCACTCCGCGGCGAAAGAGCGAAAGGCACAGTCCTAGCTAGGAATACAGGCGCCGCCGCCGCAGCTGCATCAACAGGAACGCCAGGCGATGGCGATTGG